AGCCTATGGGATGATATTTACAGTTTGTTGATTCTAGGACAAACAAGTTATTTTATCGAGCTTGGAGCTGATATATCATCCCTAGGAATAAAGATTATTAATTTATATAAACAAATGAAAACAAAAATAAAAACAAAAATTTCAAAATCACTTAAGAGACATTACAAAATTAAGAAATCAGATCAAGATATAAAAATGGTCCTGGGTATTGTGGGTATGGTGGCTTGTATAGCTATTATTATAAAGATGCTGACACTAATTGCGCTTTCGAGCGACACGGATCGTCATACTTTTTTACCACAAGCCCAGGATAAAGTTGAGCTAACAGTTTACGAGCAGAGACAGATCGTGGCTAATAAAATTCGCTACATAGCACGAGAGAGAGGATTTAAATGGGAGGATTATGCGGTCAATATTTCTTGCTGCGAAAGTTTGCTTGGGAGTAAATTAGAAAATGGCTGGGGCAATACTCCAAGTTGGAGCCTAGATCGTGGTTACTTTCATTTTAATAATTTCTGGCACCCGGAAATAAACAACGAATGCGCTTATGATCTTGATTGCTCTGCCAACGCTTTTATGGATCTAGTAGAAGAAGGAAGACAATATGAATGGGGCTGTGATAAAATTGTTAAGGGGAATAAATATTATTCTAAGACTCATTGCGGAGTTATGTAAGTTATGCACAGTTGACAGAAGATAAAGCAAGATGTATAATGATATTATAATTTAAATTTATGGAAAAAAAAGTTTGGTTATTTATGAATGAGATACTACTACCGGAGCCACTACCGCAATGTTATCAAAGCACCCGGAAGTTTATACTTACTCACCTGCACGAAATAGAACATCATGTTTTATACAGGGATAGCCTAAAAGGAAAACGATACAGAATCAAAAAAACAAGTTTAGATAAATTTTTAATAAATTATTTAAAGAATTAATTATGTTACAAAGAATAAAGTATTTTCTATTTCTTCGGAAAGCGCTAAAAGTAAAAACAAAAGCTCTCCGTGAAGTTATGCTTGACAAGGAGTGGATGGAAGACGTGCAATCAGATTTAATTGCTACTGACATTCAAAAGCTAAGGGTGCAATTGTCGCAGGAAAAAGACGAACTAAAGGCCATGGACCTGTCCTTGAGAATCAACGAGGCAAAGACAGTACAAGCTGTCTACGAGAAGTATAAAAAAATGTCTCTTGAGCTGCCTAATTACATGGAATTTATAGTGAATAAATTAATGAATTTCAAATGGGCAAAAGAAAAAAAGGAAAAGAAATCAGAATAATTACGAGCTGGGATGATGGGAGCGAGGAAGATTTTAGAATAGCGAATTTGCTTTATAAATACAAGCTCCCTGGGATATTTTATATCCCGACAATTTGTTCCTTAGATGAGAATCAGATCAAGAAGCTTTATTGTATGGGATATGAGATCGGAGGCCATACAACCTCCCACCCGAATAATTTGAGATTTTTATCCACCAATGATCAGTACCAACAAATCAAGAGCAATAAGGAATGGCTTGAAAATATAATCGGAAAAGAAATTACAAGCTTTTGCTACCCGCGCGGGAGATTTGATGATAGAACAATACAAGTTGTTAAAAGCTGTGGCTTTAAAGAAGCCCGGACAACATTGATAAGTAACATTTTTTTACCTGATGACAGTTTTAGAATAGCATCTACGATCCATGTCTTTCCCGACAGAAAAGAATATGAGGGACGAGGCTGGCTCATATATGCAAAACAGAAATTTGACCAGGCGCTAGATTCGGGAGATTACTATCACATATGGGGCCACGGCTGGGAGATAGAGAAATACGGACTTTGGGATCAGCTTGAAGAATTATTTAAATATATTACAAGGAGATATGACATCACACAAAAACTCGAAAAAGAGAAAAAGAAACTCCGAAATGATAAAAAAGATTAATCATAGCGCTGAAATGTTTAAGGGTTACGCGCACAGGAATCACAGAAGCAACAAACAGTACAGAGTTAAAGAGTGTGGAAGCTATGGCGGCACCAGACAACAAATAATCGATAAAATAAAAAAGAAAGAGCAAGACAATCAAATTAAAAAATATCTATGAAAATTCATATTTCAAATATATCAAGACAAACTGTTGGCGGAGGCTGGACTTTTATTCGCAATTTTAAAAAAGCGTTAGAGGGCAAGGCCTTTTTTGTTGACAAATGGGAGGAGGCTGACATAATTTTTTTAGCCGGTGTTTCAATGATTAACAAAGGGGAAGTTAAGGCAGCTGATAAAGCCGGGAAGCCGATCGTACTAAGAGTTGACAACATACCGAGGAAATCAAGAGCAAAGCGATCAACACCGCACGAAAGGCTTAAGGAATTTGCTGACATAGCCACAGTAGTTATTTATCAGAGTGAGTGGGCGAAAAATTATTGCGGTCCGCTATGCGGAGACGGGACAATTATTTATAACGGAGTGGATAAAAATATTTTTTACCCACCTAAAGATAAGCCTAACCGGGACAGATATTTGTTTGCTTATCATGGCAGTAGCGAATTGAAATGTTTTTGGCAAGCGCATTATTATTATCAAATGTATCACAGGATAGATCCTGACTCAGAGTTTTGGTTTATATATGATTTTGGCAAGGCGCTTGATAATTACAAAGACTCAAATTTTGATTTTTGGCAAGGCGAAAAATATCAACACTTACCAAGGGCCGAGACAGCCGAGCAAATGTCTGATATTATGAGACAATGTACGCATTTAATATTCCCGTCATTCGGAGATGCATCACCGAACACTGTGCTAGAAGCAATGGCCTGTGGACTTAAAGTTTTAAATACAGATTTTCTTGGAGGCACTAGAGAATTACTTAATTTGGAAGACGTAAGCATTGAGAGAATGGGAGAAGAATATTTGGGAGTTTTTAAATTATTATTAGAGGGATAAACGTATGGCAAGTAAAACAAGAATACATTTAGAAAATTGGCTTAAAACTATTAATGTTAAATGTGATAGTGTTTTAGATATTGGCGGTTCCCAGTTACCGATCCGGAGACGAGTTGGGAGCTGGGAGGTCAAGGATTATAAAATTCTTGACCTTCCGCAACCGCATGAAGTTAAACAGCCTCCGGATTATAAATTTGATTTAAATTTACAATTTGATTGTTGGAAAACTGATAAACATTATTGTAGTTCGTTTGATTTAGCTTTTTGTATTGAGGTTAGTGAGTATTGGTATAATCCATTGCAGGCTTTGATAAATATTAGTTATTTACTTAAACAGGGAGGAATATTATATATATCTTTTGCTTTTGTTTACATGGCCCACAAGCCCGAGGGGACTGACTTTTTACGATTCACTCCTTTGGGAGCTGAAGAATTACTCAAGCGCGCAGGCTTTGAAATATTAGATCATGAGCCTAGGATGGCAAGCAGCGGCAAGCTAATGGATTTTTATTTGGACGAGAGGATGAAAGGACTACCAAACTATAATCACAATGTTATAGGATCATTAATCAAGGCGAAGAAAACATAGGAGGGTGTGATGTATTATTGGAAAACCATAAAGGTCGAACTTAACGTATTAACACCGGAGAATTGGGAGAAATATTCAGAGGAATCAAAAGGACATTACATTGCGAGAATGATTGCAAACCATAACTGTGTAAGATTTTTTAAGACAATCGGAGGTAAAACAAATGACAAAAACGTATGCGCTAATTCTAGTGGAGGAAAAGGAAATAAAAGTGGCTGAACATGGGCTGAGACATGCTTTAACAGGCACAAAAATTGTTACTTTCCTCCGGATTACACCAGACAGCAAAATCAAAAAAGCAATCGATAAACTATTAAACACAAAGGGGTGATAAACTTCGCCGTCACCCCTCCTTAACCCTATGAAAATTAATATTGGATCACACAACAAACAGATAGAGGGCTTTTTGAATATGGATATTCTTAAACTTGAGAATGTACATATAGCCCAGGATATAACAGAGCCTCCGTATGTTTACGGGGATAGCATAATCGAAGACGATACAGTCGATGAGATTATAATGCATGACGTACTCGAGCATATATCTTTTAGGGACACACAGACAGTTTTGCGCGAAATTATGCGTATTTTAAGGCCAGGTGGCAAACTAAACATAGTGGTCCCAGACATAGGCAAAATGTGCGAATACTTTGCAAAGTCAGAGATATGCGAATGTGTGCCGCACAAGGCCCAGAATTGGGAATTTAAGGCGCAAGAGAATTGCGCTTTTTGTAATGGAATAGGAAAAATTAATCCGATCCGGTGGCAGTTTGCATTAGGCGGGGCGCAGAAGCATGCTTTTGATAATCACTTAAACCATTTTACCGCTTCCAACCTAAGAAAAGATTTACAAACAGCAGGTTTTGAAAATATTAAATTTAATGACAAGTTGTATAAAATAGATGTGACTTGTATAAAATAATTACTCTAGGCTGGTTGGTTACTCCTTCCTTCTAGCAAGATTCTGAAGTTTGGTTGGTTGCGCTTGATAACATAGTCAAGCGCGCTAGCCTAAAGTAATTATTAAAAACACTTATGAAAATTCTACAAATATCAGACAGCCCGTGGTCAATTGGAGCTTTGACTGCCGGCATTAGAAAATACAACCCGCATATTGAGTGGGTACACATGTACATTCCTCCCAGGGACGTTGAACACCACATCGAAAACGTGAGGAATACTTTAGATCATGTCGACATGGTAGATTTTCAATATTGGAATGTAGCCCGGAAGCTGATGGAAGCGATCCCGGAGCTTAGGAATAAACCTAAAATTTTGACTCACCACAATCAAAAAAATCTTTTAAGTTATGACTGGCAGGACATGAATTTTATTTGCTGCAAGACAGATTATAGTATGGGAGTTTTAAATGAAGCTTACCCAGGCAAAGCAGTCAAGATCGAGAACATGATCGACTTTCCAGAATGGGAGTGGATCAAAGACTACCCACCTAAAGAATTGGCAGTGGGATATTGCGGACGAATTGTGCCGTGGAAAGGATTAAAAGAAATTGCCAAAGCTTGTTTTGAATTAGGCTATCCGCTTTATATTATGGGCAGACACGACAAAGACTACTGGAAAGAAATACCAGAAGAACATAAAAACATTATGCGCTTTGATTATTTCGACTGCAAAAACGAGGAGAGGATTGATTTTTATAAAAACATCACAATCCTTGCCGCAAACTCCCGCGATGGCCGGGAAAGCGGCACCCTCCCATTTTTGGAAGCACTAGCAACTGGTGTGCCGGTAGTTACTACTCCAAACGGAATGGCCAAGGATATTGTTAAGGACGGGGAAAGCGCAGTGATAGTTGAATTTGAAAATTACGAAGACCTTAAAAAGAAAATAAAGATGACAATGGAGGATGAGAAATTGAGGCTAACATTAAGGAAAAAAGGGTGGGAAGTAATAAAGAATTTTCCATATCAGAGAATGGCCCGGGAATACGCAAAGGTTTATAATAAAGTTGTGTCAGATGAGCCTTTGGTGAGTGTGATTATTCCAGCCCACCAGGAGAGAGAAAAACAAGTTTATGAAATAGTAAAATCATTGGAAGATCAGGTTTATCCAAACATAGAAGTGATTGTCGTTTGGGACCAAACTTATAATGATTTCTTAAAAGCCAAGAGCGATAAATTTATTGTTAAAAATCTTTACACAGAGCAATCAGAGGGCTATAACTTGGCCATGGCCAGGAACATAGGGGTGATTGAAGCCCTGGGAGAAGTGCTTGTTTTTTGCGACAGCAGGCTCAAACCCGAGCCGACAGCAATAGCAGAATTTGCAAGAGAGATATTGCAGACTACAGAAAAGGTGTGGGCTTTTGGAGACAAAGGATCGCAGAAGAAAAGTTTTGTTGAGAATTTTAGCGCGATCCGCCGGGAGTATTTAATCAAGACTGGGATGTTTAACGAGAGGATCACTCATTACGGCGGCATGAGCCAAGAGCTTAGAGAGAGATTCAAGTGGAATGATTTTGAATTAATTTATGTTGACGGTGCCAAAGCGACAGAGCTTAAATCAAGTAAGCTTACACCGGACCGGAGAGATGATATTATTAAGATGAAAAATCTGATGTATAAATTAGGACTATGAGAAAATTAACAAAAGCTGACATTATTTTAATAAATTATTTAAATACACTCCCAAGGCACAATGCTAATTCATTGGCGCGCAAATTTAAAGTACATCATACGACTATACTTTATCACTTGGGAAGACTAAAAAAATGCAAATTGAAACAGGAGATATTAACTTAAACAAAGTCGATAATTTCAAAGCGATCCAGATCGAGACCTTGAATGGTTGCAACCTTAATTGTAAGACATGCCCAAATTCAGTTATCCCAAAGAATAAAGAATTGATGGATGAAAAGATTTATTTTAAAATTTTGAAAGACCTTAAGGAAATAAATTATACTGGGAGAATTTCGCCTTACTTAATGAACGAGCCAACACTTGATCCTAGGCTACCAGATTTTATTAAAGAAACCAGAAAAATGTTTCCGGATAACAATATTTTTATTGGATCAAACGGAATCGCGATTAGCAGGACAGACATCAAAAAGCTTTTTGATGCAGGCATGACACAGATTTTAATTACTTGTTACAACGAGGATACTTATACCAGATTTAAGGATTTAGAGAATGGTGTGGAGGTCCGCTTAAGCCCAGTATTTGATAAGAATTTACAAGAGATTTTTTGCAACCGGGGCGGGAATGTGAAGTGCGGTCCGGAGGGAGACGTAGTTAAAAATATTTGCTCCAAGGGAGGCACCCAGGCCTTTGTAAATTATCTAGGAAATGTCATTCTATGCTGCGCTGATTATCATTACACTGTTAATGCCGGGAATATCATGGAGGAATCTTTGATTGATTTATATAATAAACCTTTATTAAAAACATACAGGTATTGGCTGGCTAATATCCGGAGAGAAAAACTCCCACTATGCCGTGACTGTAATTTCCTAAGATTAAAATAATGATTTTAAAAATAAAAAAATAACTAGACATTGGTGGTGTCCGTTTATTACAAAATATATTGAGATAGAGATAGCAGGACAAAGACATTATATACAGAGATTCGCAGTTGGTGATATATTAGAGATCAAAGATAATAAAATTAAATTTTTAAATTAATGAGAGTAAGCTTAGGGTGCGGAAAACATAAATTGCCAGATTTTAACAGCTACGTAGACAAAGTTTATTTTGGATTTAATCATGTTTGTGATTTTGAAAAAGACGAGCTACCATATAAAGACAACACAGTCGATTTTATGAACAGCAATCATGTCCTTGAACATTTGCGAGACGTACAGAATATCTTGAATGAATGTCACCGGGTAATTAAACCAGATGGAATCTTTGAAATAAAAGTCCCGCATGGTCTTTGGACTGGAGCCAGTAAACCGGTCCACTTCCAATGTATTACTGCTTGCTGGTTTGACTGGCTGCGCCGAGATGATCTTTTTGAGTGGTACGGATACAAACCTTGGAATATAATCGAGCTTAAAGAAATAATTAATGATGAAGGTAATCCCTACGAAGTTTATTGTAGGATGTCTCCAAAAAAATGAACAGAGTAGTTTTAATCTCCCAACAAGGGAGCGGTACACATTTATTAAGAGCATTTTTGAATAGCCACCCGGATATATATTTTGCGGATGAGATTTTTTGTCATAACCGAGAATTTAATCAGTACGAAAAATCCGAGCAATCGGTCCCAGTATTCCTTGAGAGTTTTTATAATAAACACCCCAAGGTTATTGTAGGCTTTGACCTTAAATACAATCAGATCAATTCAGAGATAGTGGAACAGTTAAAGCGAATGGACGTAACTGTAATCCATTTGATTAGAAACCCAGGCAGAACTTATTTGAGATGTATAAACGAAATAAATACTGATCTTAAATACGAGGACTTGATATGGCACAAGAAATTTGTTGACAAAAAGAGACGGCAGGTTAATGATTTATTTAATAATAAAGGCCATGAATTTCTAGAGATAACATACGAAGAAATGACATTGGGCCGAGAGATAACTGTACTCCCTGCTCAATTTTCATTAACAATTCAAAACTTTTTAGGAGTCAAACAATTAGAGACTTTAATTATAAACCAGGTCGGACACAAAAAAGATTTAAAAATTAGATTTTGATATGAAAAACATAATAGTAGCTGGGAGATTCCAGCCATTCCACGAGGGACATCAAGCTTTAATAGAGGAAGCATTAAAAAAGGGCAATGTAACAATATTAATACGAGATACTAAAAAAGATAAAAACAATCCATATTCTCTCAGAGAGAGAAAAGACATGATCCAAATTTGGATGATAAAAACATACTGGAGAAATTTTGTCGGCAAAGTAGATATTGGGAGAATAAATGATTTTGATGAGATATGGGTTGGGAGAGATGTTGGATATAAAGTTAAAAGATTCCCAGAGGAAATTGAAAAAATCTCTGGTACTAAAATAAGAAAAAAATTATGATCACATGGATAGTCGGCAACTCCGGAGCCGGGAAAACAACATTAGCTATAGCTTTATACGAAAGTTTTAAATTCAACAGTATAAAAACTATTCACCTTGATGGTGATACAGTGAGAGAAAAAAGAAAAGTGAAGCTTGGATTTAGTAAGTTAGACAGGTGGGAGCAGAATATTAATATCGCAGAAACAGCGAGGAGAATGAGTGAGTGCGGATACGAGGTTATTATATCGACAATCTGTCCCTATAAGAATTTAAGGAGGGAAGTACAAAAAATAACTGATTGCAAATTTATTTATGTAGAGGGTGGTAGAAAAGGAAAAAAATATCCTTTTGAACATCCGAAGTTAGTATGAAATTATCAGCACACTGCAATATAAAAAATCCGAAGACCTGGAAATATCCATACCTAGAGAGCATCCAGAGTTTTCTTGACCTTTGCGATGAGGTTGTAGTTGTCAATGGCGCGCCAGAAGATGACGGCTCGATCGCAGAAATTCAAAAATTAAGGGGAGCAGAGAAGCTTAAGATAATATATGAATATTGGCCAGACGATTGGCATTGGGACCAGCTAGGGGTCAGCTTGAATATAGGGTACCAAGCCTGCACTGGGGATTGGGCTTTCAAGTTTGACGTTGATTACATTTTTAATCCAGAACATGCAGAATACCTTAAACAATTGATTTACAAATGTGACAAGAAGCGAGTACCTCCCAAAGCAATCAGCATCAGGAAATATAACTTTGTTTTAGCTGACAGATATTTTCAGAAATGCAGATCACCTTTATTGGTAAATAAAAGAGACTACCCGAAGACTTGCTATGGTATTAATTACGAAACAGTTGATTTTATAAGCGCGATCACAGAGGTGGAAAACAAAAATGGCTATCCACTTGGTCCGGCTCTTACAAAACATCATCAGTTAATAATACCATCCAGGGCAGAGCTTTATTGTTATGATTTTACTTTCATGACCAAAGCAGAGCTTGAAAAATTGAGAAAATATTTTGACATTGCCAAGGCTAGATACGAGGATCCAATGATGTCCGAGAGGCGAGAGACGATTGTAAAAAATAATGCCTTGCCAAAAATCAGGCAAATGCTAGTTGACCGAATGTGTAATTTTCAATTTACAAAACTTGAGAAAATCAGCCATCATCCTTTTTACATGCATGAGAAATTAAAAAATCTTACACCAGACATGTTGGGAGCCAGAGTATTTGATTGGCACCCGCTTAATTGTGGTTACTTAAAAAAATAATTATGAAAAAATTAAAAGTTTTTGGTGTCCCTTGGCACCTGTCACATCAGTACAGCTTATCACAACTCCCATTCTTGGAGTTTAGCTGGCTACAGAATTATAAAAGAATTTACTCCCCGAATGTCCGAGGAGATTTTATGGTCAACTGGGTGCCTTATTACGAGCCAGGAAAGTACGACCTGGCAATCTTACATTTGGACCAGCAATGCTTGGAGCCAAGCTTAATGGAGCTAGGCAAAGGAAGTGTCTACATGCACCTAAATGAAACAATACAGGACATCCCAAAGATAGTAATAAATCACGGCACACCTTTCTACCCGGAGAAATTTGATAGTCCGAAACTTCTTGTTGATAAAATGAAAGCTTTGATTGGAAAAAACACCATGGTCGTTAATAGCGCGACAGCAGCCAAGCAGTGGGGTTTTGGTACTCCGCTAATTCACGGACTTGATCCAAAGGAATGGTGGGATCTACCGAAAGAAGCAAGAGTAGTCACCTGCCTTAGTCCAGCCGGGCTAGATAAATATTACGATCGGGATTTATTGAGAGTCACCCGGGAGCTTTTGAGAGAGCAGCACGGAATAGAGCATTGTCACATTACAGTAGATTGGCGATCAAGAGACTGGGACGAGTACAGAGAATTTTTAGGCAGGAGCTTAGTTTATTTTAATCCTACCCTGGAAAGCCCAATGCCAAGAAGCAGAACAGAAGCTATGCTATCCGGATGTTGTATGATTACCACTCCCACTCAAGATGCTGATACTTTTATAGAAGACGGAGTCAATGGATTTTTGGTAAAGCGAAACCCACAGCATGCGGTAGATCTTATCAAGGCTTGCCTAGACAATTATCAGATGTCAGTTGAGGTTGGCCAGAAAGGTAAAGCAACAGCCGAGAAAATATTTAGCCTTAAGAGATATGAAAAAAATTGGAAAAATTTAATTGAAAAAACTTTAAATATAAAATTATGAAAATTGGAATAGTAACATTCGAACATTATCATGGGAAAAGAGATATTGGATCAACTATGATCCGGGCCAATTGGGTGATGAATCATTGGCCATCAGCAGAAAAGTTTAAGCTTGGGAAAAAATACGATGTTGTTATCTTTCAAAAATGCTACGATGCAAAGTATGCAGAGCTTTATGATGGAATTAAAATTTTGGATATTTGCGATCCGGACTGGCTTGATTGGAGATACAGGATTAAACAGACAATTGAAGCATGCGATGCGATTGTTTGCGCCACAGAAGAATTGGCAAAAAGTGTGTTACAGTTTGCAGGTAATAAGATTGTGGCGATTATACCGGACAGAATTGACCTAGAAAGCATTAAATATCGGAAGAAACACGAGGGTAGAGCGAAAAAAGTGGTTTGGTTTGGGTATTCGCAGAATTTTGAAGCTTTGCGCGCTGCGGTCCCCGTGTTGGCTAAAATGAAGCTAGACCTTATTGTGGTGTCAAACAAGCCATTTGCAGTAAGCCCGTCTTACCTGGGGAAGATAGAAGTTGTTAATTACCCCTGGGGCGCGAAGACTTGGCAGCATGACGTGATTGAGGGAGACATAGTTATTAATCCTAAACTCACCACCGGCAAATGGAAATATAAAAGTCAAAATAAAACCTTGATCAGTTGGGCTTTAGGTATGCCGGTAGCAGACACAGACAAACAGCTCGAAAGCTTTATTACAGAGGAATCAAGAATTGCGGAAGCAGCAAAAAGACTGGCCGAAATAAAAGAAAAGCATTTGAGTAAATATTCAGTTGACGAATACAAGGAACTTATCAAATTAATCCAAGAAGAAAAAGATGTACAGACAGACGTACAAAAAAAATAAATACAATGCAAAATCGTCAGTTTATAATGGCCGGAGTTATCACTCCAGAGCAGAGGGGGCTTATGCTGCCGAGCTTGATTTAAGGATCCTCGGAAAAGATATTAAGTCTTGGAAGCCACAAGTGGAGATTGAGTTGAATATTGCTTGGTTTAATACAAATAATAATCACCCAATTTTAACTGCTACACCGGGGCTTGAATTGAAATCTAGTGGTGTTGAGTTTAATCACATCTGCAATTATTTTATTGATTTTGTAGTTTTGCATAATGATGGATCAGAAGAATATGTCGAGGTCAAAGGAATGGAAACAGACCTTTGGAAAATGAAGTGGAAACTTTGCGAAGCTATATTTAAAGACCATCCAACTATAAATTTAACTGTAGTTAAAGTATGAAAGAAGAATTTTGTCAAACTAAAAAAGAGTGGAAAAAAGATCAGTCTTTAACGTGGACCACTGAAAAGCGCATTGTCAAAGATCTGGTACCTTATGATAGAAACCCAAGGACCATGACAAAAGAAATGGCCGAGAAGCTTGAAGTGAGTTTACGTAAGTTTAATTTAGCTGAAATTCCTGCTATCAATCAAGATAATACTATTATTGCTGGCCACCAAAGAATTGCAGTTTTAATGAAACTTGGCCGTGGTGATGAGGAAATTGATGTCCGGGTACCAAGCAGATTACTCGAGGAAAAAGAATTACAAGAATATAATATTGGCAGCAACAAGATAAGTGGAGACTGGGATTTTGATATTTTGGCAAACTTTGATTCTGAAACTTTAGAGGATGGAGGATTTGATCTCGATGAGATCGAAGACAAGATCGATAATGTTGTCGAGAAAGCTATTTGCCCGACATGTGGTTATAAAGTTAAAGCAAGTAAAATCAAAAAAGATGAAGAAACATAAAATATGGCTAATGTTACAAAGAGTTACAATAAAGAAATTATACCAGCTTATTATACAACTGCAATCGATCTCAAATATAAAGGCTATACCTCTAAGAAGATTAAGCTAGAAATTTTTAGAGAATACAGTTTAGATTTTCACGAGGCAAGCATCAGACGTTGGTTCTGTGTAACAGGCCTCCTAAGAGAGTTATACGAACAACATGCGAATGAAATGATTGAGATAGAAAAACGAATTGCAGTTGATTATTTGAAGGGGAATATAAAGAAGGCAGCAATAACTTTGGCCAAGGTGATGTCGGGAGAGGGGGGAGCCGCACAAGTTATGGCGGCCAATGCTTTCTTAGACAGGGGACTTGGAAAAGTAAAAGAAGAAGTACAGCAGAATGTTAATTTTTCTGGCTCAATTGCATTGGTTGATGTTTTAAAAGTTCTTGATAAAATGGGTGTTGATGATATAAATAAGATAATAAAACAAAATGGATCAGGAACAGATAATAAAACTAGCGATACAGAGCAAGATTAGTTTAGAGTTTTTTATTAATAACATATTTTGTGAATCAAGCGCGATATTTAAAAATAAAGAGTTTGTCGGCGGAAAGCATGTAAACAACATAGCGAATTACTTGCAGGACAACAAAAAGACAATGCGAATATCGGCACGTGATCACTTCAAGAGCGTGTCGTTTTATGCGCATTTCATGTGGCTTTTACTTAACTCCCACTCCCAAGACCTGGAGGCCCATTATTTCAGTTATAACAGCAAGATGGCAGCTTACCACACAAAGAAAATAAAAATTGCCATTTTGTCAAATCCTTTCTTTGCCGGGATCATAGATTGTAAAAAAGCTGGGGAAAGCGTTTTAAAATTTACCTGGGACGGGAAGCACCACGTAACACTCCACCCGCACGGACTACTAGAGTTTAAACGTGGTATTCATTGCCCCTTGATTTACGTTGATGATCCATTTCAGGATCCAGATAGCAAACTTTTGCTGACAAAAATTATTAAGGTTAATAAAATTTTAAAAACTGAAATCCTGGACATGACCTGGGACCAGCTCCACATAGCAGGCACCCCGCAGACTACCGATGACTTTTTCTTTGACAAAGGCCTAGCCAAAACTTTTGCATGTTTAGTCCAGCCGGCAATGGTCAGCGAAAAACAAAGGATAGCACTTTGGCCCGAGTGGTTTAGTTTCGAGGATTTACTACAAAAGCGCGAGGAGAGAGGCACCCGGATATTTAACCAGGAGTACATGTGCAACCCGGCTTATTCAGAGGATGCATTTTTAGATAGCAAAGCCTTACAGAATTGCGTTAATCCAAAACTCAAGAATTTAGATATACACAAGAAGCATGAGTTTGACGGAGACATATTGGCCGGCTGGGATTTGGGAAAAAAGGTCCATCCCTCCCATTTTGCAGTATTTAGAAGAAACAAAAACAAACTTATTCAGATCCATCAGAAGTTTATGGACCATTGGGATTATACAGCCCAGCTTGAGTATGTGACTTTGGCAATTGAAAATTTAGGCATAGACTTATGTTATTTTGACTCAACCCGGGGAGAATTGGAAAGCTTTGATGAGCAAGGCAAGCTCCCGGGAGAGCTAGAGCCGATTAACTTTACAGTCAAAAGCAAAGGGAGAATGTCAACCGCCTTAGAAGATTTAATCGTAACAAATAGGATTGAGTTTATTGATGACAAGCGCATGTTAACACAAATGCTCAACGTAGATAATGATTTAAAAAGTGTAGAAATGCCTGACGGCCATGGCGATAGTTTTTGGTCAATTGGCTTAGCAACCAATGCGGTTGAGAGCGAGGGCATGGTACTAACAATTATTTAATATGAATGGAATTATTTTACATTGCTTTGTCTGCAAGACAATATTAATAAAAGAAGCGGTCCTCCCAATAGGGGCCAACTTAGAATTGGAGTGCAGCAAGTGCAAGGCTATCATTCAAATTAATTGTGATCAAAGACTAGGCTTAAGAATGAAGAAAAAAAATTGACAAATGATATCAGTATGCTATAATATAATTACAATTTCAATGCACTCCCTACCCTGGGAGCTGTATTTTATCAAGACTTAAGACTACGCGAGCTTATTTAGGCAAGTGTAGTTTTTTAAATCTTATTTTAAACTTATGGATATTTTTCAAGAGCTTTACGGTTTTCAGAATAACCTAGGAGAAAAAAGACTCAACGAAGCACAGCTGGTCGTTGATAGTTCAAGTTTGATTACAGGTGAAGTTCCTCCCAAGAGGAAAACAAGTGAATATTTGAAAGCAGCAACAGGCTGGGTTTATGGTGCCGTCACCGCAATAGCGGATGAGATAGGCAATATTCAGCTTCAATTGTTTAAGAAAAACAAACAAGATATCGAGGAAGTGACTGACCATCCTGTCCTTGATTTTTTATACAGAGCAAACGATGTCACGACTAAGTTTGATTTTTTTTCGCTTGTGAGCCAATACCTTGATTTGACTGGAGAAGCGCCAATTTATATAAGTTACATGGATGACGAACCGGACAAGATGATACTACTTCGCCCGGATAGACTTGAGATTAAGATCGGTGGGAATAATATAATTGATGGATACACATACGAGGTAGACTTTAATAAGAAAATACCTTTAAAAATCAATGAAGTTGTTTTACTCCGCCTGCCGGATCCAACCTCCCAATTTAGAGGCAAGGGAGTGATCGAGGCGGCTGCCCGCGCCATTGACATAGATGAGTTTTCAGAGGAATACAACCGCAAATTCTTCTTTAATTCCGCGAAGCCGGACAGTTTATTGACTACAGAAAAGACTTTGACTAAAGACCAAAGAGAATATCTTGAGAAAAAAGTAAAAGAGAAATACCGGGGATTGGAAAACTCCCACAAAACAATGATCCTTGAAAAAGGCTTGAAATGGGAGATGATGGGCCTAACCCAAAAGGATATGGATTTCTTAGAGCAGCAACGATTTAGCCGGGACAAAATTTTAGGAATGTTTAAAGTCCCGAAATCAATCCTTGGACTTACAGAAGATGTAAACCGGGCCAATGCAGAGACCGCCGCATATACATTCGCCAGGTGGACTATTAATCCAAAGATTAGAAGAATTGTAGAGCAATTAAATGAGTTTTTAATACCTAGATTTAAAAATACTGAAAACATGTTTTTGAGTTATGAGGATCCCGTACCAGAGAATAGAGAGCTACGACTTAAAGAAAATGAATCAGGAATCAAGAACGGCTATCTAACAATCAACGAAGTGAGAGAGAGTGAGGGTAGAGATAGCATAGGAGATGCCGGGGATAAAATATATTTACCGCTTAATCTCCAACCAATCGATCAGCCTATGGAAAAGCCGGAGCCAAAGCCCAAAAAAGATTTTTTGAGACAGCTTAGCGCCAGGAATAAATACACAAAAAAGGCAGAGAAAATGAAAAACGAATTAAAAGAAAAAGTCGAAAAAGCAGTTGAAGAAAAGTTGATACCTATTATTAAAAGTCAATTAGTAAGTGAAGAAAAGGAGCTAGAAACTAAAAAAAAAAGACAATTTGAAAAAGCAATAAGGGGCGCTCATAAATCGCTAGAGAATATTTATAAAAAGAAAATTGACGGCATTTTTAACTCCCAGGAAAGAAAAGTAATCAGCGGCTTGCATCAAAAAGCTGCTAAACTCAAAGACATTCAATTGAATGATGAGGAGGAGGTAAAGGTAGCAGTTAAAATTTTGACTCCCGTGGAAGCAGAGATTATAAAAGAGCAGAGCAAAGTAGCATTTGGATTTGTAGGAATAGAGAGCGAGCTGACACTAGACAGCCCGGTTGTTAGGGAGTTTATAGAAAAACGGATCTTCAAATTTAGCTTCAAGATGACCAAGGAAACTAATAAAAAATTATCTAAAACTTTTGCCGAGGGAATTAAAGTGGGAGAGGGCATACCAAAATTAGAGAGACGGATCCGCAAACTTTTTGATGACATGGCACGTTATAGATCCATCCGGATAGCTCGAACAGAGACTACAAAGGCAACTTCATGGTCCGCAAATCAATCATACAAGGAAAGCGGAGTCGTGGAGGGTAAAGAATGGTTGACCGCCTTTGACGAAAGAACATGCCCATATTGCGAGGCTATGAATGGCAAGACAATTTCATTAAATAAAAACTATTTTAATCGCGGTGACAGTTTAAGCAAAATGGATTTTAAGTTTGAGAGTATAGCTCATCCTCCATTGCATGCTAACTGTCGTTGCACATTAATTCCAGTATTAAAATAAAATTATGAAAAAAGAATACATTCAATTAACTGCTGAAAAAAAAGACGGGAAAATCATTGGAGTGGCTACTGATGAGACTGTTGATCGGCATGGGGAGAGCCTTGACATTAACAAATGGGATCTAAAACTTTTTAAAAGAAATCCCGTGTTGCAGGCTGGCCATCGATATGCCCCTGAAGACACGATCGGGAATGCGGTTAATATCCGTAGAGTAAGCAGGAGACTAATTTTTGATGCTGTTTTTCATGACATAACCCAATTGGCCCGGGAGATTAGTGCTATGTACAGTGAGGGCTTTTTAAAAACTTTTAGTGTTGGTTTTATAAAACATTTTAAAAGAGATAAAAAAGGAAACACAGAAACAGACGATCAAGGAGTACCGCAAATCAAGAGCTACGAATTATTAGAGATTAGCGCGGTCCCGGTCCCGGCTAACCCAAGCGCGGAAGTAATCAAGCGCGGGCTAAAGATTGAAAAAACAGACAAGAACAAACATGCTAAAGAAATTGATGCCTGGATGGAACAGTTTAAGCAAAAGAAAATCGTACCATTTAAAAAGCATGAATTGGCCGCCAAAGACCAGGCCTGGGATGCTCCGTTGGAGATGAAAAAAGCAACTGTCGATCAATTAAGACTAATGGCCACCTGGTTTGACAGTGATAATTCTGATATTAAAGCAGCCTACAAACTCCCACATCACAAGGCGCTATCTCCGAATAAAACAGTTTGGAGAGGGGTTGCAGCCGCTATGGGAGCATTACTGGGAGCCAGTGGCGGCGTAAAAATCCCGTCAAGCGAGCGTAGTGGAGTTTATAACCACTTAGCCAAGCATTACACAGAATTTGGAGAAAAAGCCCCTGATTTCAAGGATTTTAGACTTAAGGATTTGATGAAGATGCATAAAAAGGGAGTAATTGTCGCTGACGAGAGATACTTGATAGTGAAACTCTTAGATTATTATAAATATGATCAAAAGAATTTTGATAACTTGGTCGTCGAATTACACAAAGGTGTAAAAAAAGACGAGGGTACCAAGAAAAAAAAGGTCGGGAAAACAAAGGTGGAATCTAAACCTGAAAATCATTATGACGAGCAGGTTCTAATTCGAGCTTTGCAACATACAGCTAAGTACACCAACTTAGCGCTTAATAAATTAAAAAATAAATAAACAGATGGGAAAAAAATATATAATGGTAGGCGGAAAAAAGCGCTACATTGAGGAAAAAAAATCAAGCAACGATAAATTGGATGATAAGGCAAAAAAGATCGCAAAGGATATCACAGCCAACCTAGGCCTAGACAACCTAGGCGATGTGAAAAACCTTAAGAAATCAGTTGATAAACTGATTGAGCAAACCGATCCATGTGATAGTAAACTAAAAGCTATTCTTAATGGTAAGAGCATCCGTAATAAAGATGAGCTGACCAAAGAGGAAAAGATTGTTGGTTTCTTTCACGCGGTTGTTACAAACAACCACTTGGCTGCAAAAGCTTTATCCGAGGGAACAGCCGCAGACGGCGGGTACCTGTTTCCGGATGAGTTTAGAGCAGAGCTTATTAGAGAACTAGCTGATATTACTGTTGCGAGAAAGGTTTGTCGAGTTATTCCAATGAAACGTGATGTGATGAAACTCCCAGGAGTAGAATCAGGACCAGTAGGTGTATGGACACAGGAGAACAAAATTAAATCTACTACTACTGCACATTTCACTGAACACACCCTAACAGCCTTCAAGTTGGCAGCTATCTTGTATAGCTCTGACGAATTGATTGCTGATAGCACAGAATTTAATGTAGTTAAGTTGATTATTAGCTTATTCGCCGAGGAATTTGCTGACAGGGAAGACGAAGCATTTGCACAGGGTAATGGTACAACTGCACCAACCGGTTTAGTAACCGCGCGGGCAGGTGGTACAATTGCAACTGTCACTTGTAACGGAAACCTTGATTTTGATGACATCATCAACCTTGAGTACGCTCTACCTACCAAATACAGAACAAAAGCTATCTTCTTGGCGCATGGTACGAACATTAAGGAATTGAAGAAAGTAAAGGATGATAATGGACAATACCTATGGCAGCCGCGTGTGACTGACAAGGAAGTTGATCGATATAATGGTTATCCTGTTGTTGAGCTGAATTGGTTACCAGAGTCTGAAATTTTCTTCGGAGATTTCAAACGTGGTTACTACATCGGTGACAGACAACGAATGACTGTTCTATTGTCTCAACATACGACTCAGGCTTTCAACTACGATATGACTGCTATCCGTGTTGTGGAACGTATTGCTGGAAATGTTATCCAAGCACAAGCGATCCGCTCATTGATCACTATACCTTAGATTAAATATGGAGGGGGGCGCACCCTTGCTCCCCTCCTTTTAAGGAAATAATAAATTGACTGAACTATATGAAAAAAAATCGAGCTAAAAAAAAGAAGAAAGCAGAAAAAAAAGCTTTCTTACAATCAGTTAAAAATAAGATGGTGACAGGATTTGAAACCATCAAAAAATCTTTATGAAATCGTTTTACAAATTTTCAAATTTAATTTTACTTTTAATAGTAATTTTAGCCTTTGGTATTAATGCTGCCATCGCAGCCAATACTTTCCCGGCCACTCTTAATGATTGGGCCAGCGGAGAAACTATTGAGAGCGACTGGGCGGATGCCTTAGAAGCTAAAATCGGTGCTAGTAATTCGGCAGTTGTTACTTCTTTAGATTATTTACTTACAAATGCAGCCAGCTCGGATCCGGGCCATGTACATACTCTTGCCGGCGGTATTACCGGAGACACGGACGATTTATCAGAGGGAGGCACAAATTTATATTATACCGATGCCCGGGTTAGTACATATTTAACAGGCGGGACCGGGATTACGGAATCAGGCGGATCCATAAGTTTTGATTGCTCAGAAGTAGAGGGAACAGGGATAAACTGCGTAGGAGAAGCCATAACATTGGATGCAACTGGCAATTGGACCGGAACGTTAGACGGATATGAGGGAGCAGATTTTATGAGAAATTTAGTAGGCACCACAACTGATGCTCTAGATGAGGGATCATCAAATCTTTATTACACAGATACTCGGGTGGCTGATTATATAAATGCATCGACTACAATGCCCGTTGGCCAATGGAATACAGCTTACGATTGGGGTGATCACTCCTTGGGAGGTTATCTAACTGAATCAAAATATTTTGCATCAACTACACCAGAACACATTACGTCTTTACCTAATTTAGATATAACAGAATCGCAAATAAGCGATCTTGATCATTATGATTCTGTTGATTTTGCGACTGATTTATCAGGCACAACCACCGATGCCCTGGCTGAGGGAGTCACGAGGCTTTATTTTACAGATGGGAGAGTTGCGGATTATATTAATGGCTCCACTACCATGCCGGTTGAAGATTGGAACACAGCCTATGGATGGGGTAATCACGCTGTAGCTGGTTATAGTGTACAGGCTTATGCTTCCTCTACCTATGTTTGGGCTAGTGATTGGACTACCCATGATAACTACCCTGCTGCTTGTGGTGCTGGAGAATATGTTAATGATATTGACGATACCTTAACTTGTGTTGATGCTAACACAGAGATTAACTCTGTTGT